GGAATGGCTGCTGATGCTATTGGTGAGGCTTACTGCACCACTGATGCTTGCGAAGTAAAACTAATTACAGACAACCAACCTAAATAATTTAGCAATAAAAGTAAAAGCCCTGCCTTCTGATAGGGCTTTTGCTATTGCTTATGCTTCTGGTGTGCCTTTGGCTTGGCAAACAAACCCACCATGACTTTCAATTCTTTTTTTAACTTCGGTCTCATCGGACATCTTCTTAGCATTTGTTGAGTTAATAAACTCCCACACTATTGTCTCTAGTTTTTTATTGCAGTGAGGGCAAGGCAATACAACATTTTTTCTTGTAACGTGGTTCACCCAGATATCGGCAGTTTCGTCTCCGTAAGTTTCAATTCTCCAGCCCAACTGAACTAACTTGCCCCAAAAGAGTTCTTCTATCTCAGTATCAGTAAGAGATCTCTCACGCCAAGGCTTGTCATTGAAGGGCAGTTCATCTTGAACCCACTGCTTGTCCTTTTGGTATGGCTTCTGGTATGGCTTTACTTGACTGCCCATCATCTGCTCATTGTGCTGATGTGGAACTGGATAACCTGCTGCCATCTTGCTCCCCTTTGACTAACTAACTAACTACACCTGGCTGCCAGGTAGAGTTACTTCGAAGATAGCCCCGCCATTTCTGACGGGGCTTCTCCTATTGCTTACTCTGTTGCTTGTCCTAGTGCTTTGGCTTTCGCTTTTGCTATTGCTTTTGCTTGGGCTTCAGGGAATTGCTTCAGCCAACCCTTTACTACTGGGTTGTTGACACCTTTCCATGACTTCCAGTTCTCGCCTTGATTGCTCATGTGATAAGCGATCTTGGCATTCACCACAGGGTTCAACAGTTGGGCGTTGTACTCCAAACTGAACTTTTCCCTACGATCTTGCCCTAATGAGTCAACCATGTTGATCTGAAACAACCCGAATGAGTTGTCTCCTGTATCTCGGTTGCCATTATGGGAGAGAGGGTTGCCACGAGATTCTTTCATGACGATTGCCCACGCATAGCGTAAGGCTTCTCCCTTGAAGCCAATAGCGTGAAGCAGGTCGACTAACTCTGTCTTGGTTAGTTTGTCTGCGTTCTCGTACTTGGCTAAGGCTCTCTCTTGGTATTGCTTTTGCACGATCTGTGCTTCGGCTTTCGTAGGGCTGAGGGCTGGTGGCAGTACCACTATCCCACTTGCTACGAAGATCGCCGTAAATAGCGATCCGAATACGATCTTGCCTCTTGTTGTTAGTTTCATCATCACTCCAAAAAGTCATTGACACTTTCTGATGCCTTTGACTGGTTGTGACGAAGGCGATGTAGGTATCGCTCTGTCGTCTTTATCGACTGATGCCCCAAGCGTTCCTTGACCTCATGCACATCTACCCCACTTTTTAGAAGTTGAGTAGCGTTAGCGTGTCTGAGATCATGGGTTCTAGGACTCCACCCGATGCCTGACTTGGCTATTGCCTTGTTCCATGTAGTTCTCCATACATCTCGTGGTAGGTGGCTCGTATGGTCGATGAAGCCCTGTCGCTTTTGGTATGGCTTTGCCTTTTGCCTGTGCTTTCGCACCGACTCTCGGCAAGCCTCACATCGGCAACGCCCATGTGTATAGGCGTACAGAGTTCCATGCTGGAACAGTTTTCCGTCTTGGGCGAATGGTCGCTTAGACATTTCTCCACGAGAAGTCTTTAGTTTACCTGTTGTTAAGATGATCGTTCTTGGGAACAACAGGTCATCTTTTGATAGGGCTTTTGCTATGACATAGCCCTGAATCTCTTGTAGTAGGGCTTTGCTTAACATAAGGCTTCGCTTATGACCCGACTTTGTGGCTTCTACGACTAGAAACCTACTGGTATGGCTTGACCCTAGATCGCTGACTCGCCTTTGGACATAGACTTCGCCTGTCTTTAGGTTGATGTCCTTGACCCTGATCTCGGTGGCTTCCCCGAATCGGCAACCTGATGCGACTAAGAATCGGGCGAATAACTGCGCCCCTTCGGTCGGTAGGTGCTGAATGATCGCCTTAAACTCTTCGGGCTCTACGACATTCGAGATGTCTAACTGTTTCGCCTTAATACGAATCCCATGAGTAGGGTTCTGAGTCAATTCTCCTGTATCGACTAACTGAGAGAGGGCAGACCCTAGCGATGCCTTGATCTGATTGAGGGTGGCTGAACCTATCCCCTGACCCCTGAGGGCTTGAAGTAACTCTTGAATCGCCCGTCTATCGATCGAAGTTACTTTGCGATCTCCGAGAGTGGGCAGGACATAGCGATCGAGAATCGATCGGTAGCCCTTGCGAGTGATCGGCATGAGATCGGCGGTGGGCAGCCATGAATCGATGTAGGTCGATAGGGTAAATACAGCCCTAGAAGGCTCGCTAACGCCCGATGCCTCTGCTTTTGAGGCGTGATACATGGCATCGATCTCCGAGCCCCATGTACCTGCTGAGAGGCGTTTTCCGCCCTTTCGGTAATAGCCTGTAAACCGATCCCCACGCTTTACGACATAAGCCATGATCTTCCCCCCTTCATGTTACTGATGAGTAATGTTACTCGCCAGTAACTTCGAATGCAAAAAATAGCCCCTAGCCCGATCAGGGGCTAGGGGCGAATAGTGACTATGGGCTTAGGGAATCTGCTTATGTGCGCTTGAAGTAACTCTCAGATCGCCCCAGATCAGGGCTAAGAGTTAGTTGACGATCTCACTATCCCATTCGGTGTCGTGAGCGATCTGCGGTACGGCTTCGGATAGCCATAGTTCACCGAGTTGATTCGCTTGATCTTCGGAATCGCATTCGACTTCGATCGATCGTGTCCATACAAAAGTTACTTTGTAGGTACTCATGGAAAGAGAATCTCTTCCCAATCTGAATCATCAAGATCGTAGAGTTCAGTTGGCAGAACCTTCCAGCGATCATCGATCGCAATAAAGTCCTCACCAATAAACCAATCAACATCAACGCCCCACTTACCAATAAATACTTTGGCGGTGTAAACATTTCCGTTCATTGGAAACTCAACAACATGATCTGTTGCTGAGGTTTGGCTACTGATTACATGTGCAACCATAGGTTAGTTCTCCGTTTCTATTTGTGTTGTTCGATAAGAGTTCCACTCATCGATTGTTTCTTGCTTCCATAGTGGTCGATTGCCGATCATGTGATCGGGTTCGGGAAGGGTGTTGCGCTTTCGATAGGTGTAGATCGTGTCGATCTTTAGCCCTGTTTGTTGCGCGATGTCGGTAGTAGTGAGCCAGTCCTTCAATTCGATGCACCAGTTTTCTGTTTAGTTTCACTAGGTTTCTTTCCAATCGTAAACACTTTGAAGTTGCCAAGCATTCGATCGAACCATAAATAGGGAAGATCGTTTTCAACATTGAAGTTGTAGTGATCTGCATCTTTGCGTTTTAAGTTGCTCTGATGAGATTCATGGAATGACGAATCACCTAACCACACAGGTACTTCGCATTCAGGTAGTAACGAATGAACCGCAACGAATCGATCGAGCATGGTGTCTTTGTAACCACGATCAATCCATTCTTTGCAGATTGCGATTCCGTATTCACACAGAAGTCGCTCATGACCACGCCACATCTTTGTAGCAGGGTGATTAGTCCAGCCCTTAGTCTCACCACGCAACGCTTGAAGTATCTGCCACGCCTCTACTCGTTGCTTGCCTAATCGCCTGTAATCAAGTGCTTTGGCACTCTCTACGAAGTCAGGGAATGGTAAGAATGTATTAACCATTGATCACCTCATCGACAGTAATTCGTAAGCATTCATCTATGACCTGCCACATGTTATCGTCAGTTGCGATGTGTTCTTTTACCATTTGCCATTCATCATCGGTTATGTCTCGCTCTGCAAGTATTTCGATCTCTTCACGATCTACCAAGATCATTAAATTGTTGTCAGCCATTAGTTGTTCCCCTTCTCATAATCCCAGTTTGATTTAACCCAGTTAAGTGCAGATAGCCAGTTAGTTAGATTCTCTTTGCCGAGATAAGGAAACTCATTGGCTTGTAGTTCGTGTTCGATGAACGCGATCTCGTAGTTGATGTCCTCAATAGTTTTCATTAGTACTCACCCACTACCGATACATACTGACGATACTTTCGGTTCTCTCTACGGCGTAGCAGGGCTCTCTCGTGATCAGTAAGTCCACCGAAGATTCCGTATTGCACTCCGTTTTCAAGTGCGAATGTCAGACACTTATT